TGATTAGAATGATGTCTAAAGTTATAGGTTGCGAAGAGAAACAGCTCAAAAAGTTCTGTAAATATATCAATGTCTTTGCAGAGAATATCAAGTCATCTCCAAAATCTATCAAGAACAAAATGAAGGTTACAAACAGCATTAATGCATTAAAAAGAAGAGGAAGTCTACATATATTACCAGATGATATTCTTGAAAAAATAGTAAATAAATACAAGACCCTTTTCAAAATAAAATATAAACTAAAAGACTGGATACCTGTTAAGAAATTAGATTGGGAAATGTTATCAGAAAATCCGAATGCAATAGATTTATTAAAAGATAATCTCAATAAAATAGATTGGGAATTATTATCTTTAAATCCAAATGCTATAGATTTATTAAAAGCAAATCCTGATAAAATAAATTGGGACGTGTTATCAGAAAATCCAAATGCTATAGAATTATTAAAAGAAAATCAAGATAAAATAGATTGGGGTTCGTTATCAGCAAATTCAGGTGCTATTGAATTATTAAAAGCAAATCCGAGTAAAATAAAATGGAGATTTTTATCATCAAATTCAAATCCTGAAGCAATAGAATTATTAAAAAAATATCATTATGAAGAAATAGATTGGTTGAATTTATCTTTAAATCAAAATCCAAAAGCTATAGAATTATTAAGAGAAAATCAAGATAAAATAGATTGGTTTTATTTATCAAGAAATCCAATAGCCATAGAATTATTAAGAGAAAATCAAGATAAAATAATTTGGTACCTTTTATCAGAAAATCCAGAAGCAATTGAATTATTAAAAGAAAATCAAGATAAAATAGATTGGGTATATTTATCAGCAAATCCAAACCCAGAAGCTATAGAATTATTAAAAGCAAATCCCGAAAAAATATATTGGACATATTTATCAGAAAATCCAGAAGCAATTGAATTATTAAAAGAAAATCAAAAAAGAATAGATTGGGTATATTTATCAGGAAATCCTGCTATTTTTGATGAAATATATACTACATATAGCAAGTCTCCTCCAAAGTTAGCCAAAGCAGGCAAAGCTAAAAAAGAGTGTCCAGTCGGTAAAGAGCTTAATCAGTTAACTAAACGCTGTATAAAAATATGTGAAAAAGATAAAATAAGAGATCCTATTACAAGGAAATGCAAAAAAAAATGTCCAGTTGGTAAAAAGCGTAATCCATTAACTAAGCGCTGTATAAAAATATGCGAAAAAGATAAAATAAGAGATCCTGTTACAGGGAAATGCAAAAAAATATAAATAATTTATTTCATAATAAGAGACTACAACCTAATATATATATAGCATCACCCCCCATCCTTTGTCTGTTGTTATAGTAAATACTCTAATAAATCCATGTGGTAATAAGAATTCGTCGAGCTCTTTAATAGAAGCACTGTTTTTATACAACTCTATTTTGTGTATTTTGCAATAAATAATTTTACAATGTTTAATAAAGCACTAAGATCCTTTTTAGTGCTAATAATTCAGCTCCTTGAATTGCAATATTCATAAAATCATACATTGTTTCATCGATATTATGTAATGCTAAAAATGTATCAATCGTAATACAATATCTATTACATCCTTCTATATAAGAAAATTTAGGATATACCTTTTTATGTTCTAACATAGATAGTATAATGGATGATGATGTATCATTCGCTTTATTAAATACTACACAACTATAGTCAATATCTGTAATTATAGCATTATGATAATATCTCAGAAAAAGAATATATATTGAACGAAGTTATTATTTTTTAATTTTTTCGCATTTACCGGTTAATGGATTTCTTATTTTATCCTTATCACATATTTTAACGCAGCGTTTAGTTAGAGGATTTATTTCTTTACCTTCAGGACACTCCTTTTCAGCCTTGATTTTTTCACATTTTCCAGTTATTGGATCTCTTATTTTATCCTTATCACATATTTTAACACAGCGTTTAGTAACAGGATTTATTTCTTTACCTTCAGGACATTCTTTCTCTGATTTTACTTTGTTAACTTTAGGCTTAGCAGGAGGCTTAGCAGGAGGCTTGGTTGGAGGCTTAGCAGGAGGCATGAAGGGATCACGTATTGGTCGTTCTTCGTTTAATGATATATTTTCATAGGTATATATATCAGGAACGACATGAGGATATTTAAATTGTTCGTTTAGATAATTGTTTAAAGCCAGTTTGCTCTTGTTCCTTTTCAGTTCTTCCATTAAGTTTTCTTTAGCAGTTACATATTTTTCATATCTTTCTATATTAATTAATCTTTTATTATGATATTGCTCTATATATTTATTTTTCTTATCATTTAACAGTTGTATTTTTTTATTAATATCTTCATTGTATAATCGTATATCCTCTTTTAAACTATTAATCTTAGATATATCTATTTTGTCTTTATCACTCAAAATAGTTAATAATTTTTTTTCAATATTTCTTAATACATCCATTTAATAATATTAAGGATAAAAATAATCATTAAACTATTATATTTTCAAACATTCCTTTATAATATGTTTGGAGACTTTCTTGAGGATTCATCTGTTCTTCATATGTACTTCTTGGAATATATTTAACTATTATCTTCTCTTTTTCAGTAATGTTAGTTTTTTTACTATAATATCCTTGAACTATTAATATGGTACCTATAAAAAGTAAAAATATAGCAATTGCTTTCATTCTTAATATTGTAATATAGAATTATTTTTAATATATAATATAAAATAAGAAATGAGTGCCAGAAAAGTCTCTCAAAATCAATATTGTGTATTAATAGACAATACCCAACCTATTGTAGGGGACACTATTTTATATTATTTATTAGATAATGATAATATCAAAGATATAGTATACGCGTTAGAAGATATTATTAGTACTCAAAATGATGTAAATATTATAAAAATAATTAAAAATACTGGGTGGGAGGCTACTAATGTATCTAGTGTTACAAATACTGTTGGTGTTATAAATATAATTAGCAAAAGCGTAAGTGCAATTATACAAAAGGCTAAAGAATATCCTATGATTACATTTATTTTGATAAATAACGGCAAAGAGATTATTTTTATTGATAATAAAAACAACGACACATCGAATAAGGATGATCGATCAAAATTAGAAATTAATATTAATTCAATACTTACATCTGTTCAAAAGTATATAAATACTATGGAGGAAAATAATGAAAAAACTGCAGTTTTTTCTTCTAAGAAACCTATGGTTCCTACAAAAACAGAAAAATCTAAAGTATCTAATGAACCGGATAAACCAAAAGTATCCAATGATACGATAGTATCTGCTAATCCTGTTAAATCCAAAATTACGGATATAGCTATACTATAAATTATAAATAGCTAAAAAATAAATTGAGTAATATTAATTTTTTATTCAACATTCTTTTGACTCCATACATCTACCTTTTCAAGCTCTTCTTTGATGGTACTTAGTTCTACATTATCAACTTTCTCTTCATTCTCCTCCGATACACTGTCTCCTACTGGAGCAGCATTTGTAGCAATTGATTGCTTTCGATTTTCAAAGATAACATCGCGATTATCCATATTTTTCTTATATTCTTTCATAAGAGTATTGAGTTGCGTCTCTGCATATTCTTGATTTTCAAGGCATTCGGGATTGGGAGACCATGGGCACCAGCAACCTACTTGAGCAATATAAATGTTAAATTTACTGTCTATTTTCTTCAAAAATTCGCTGCGATTTTTAGCCTCATCAATAGTATCAAAAGTTCCTCTTACTTTAATACCGCGCATAGAAGTAATAAAGTTGTTATCGCGGTGATAATTTGATTCGAGCTCATCGTTATTTACATTTTTATAGAAGTTGTATTGCTCGTTCATCTCCTTGTAATCAAAGATAAAATTGTTATTTTCTACAATAGTATCAACCATATCCTTTTGGTCAGGATATTTTTCTTTAAGAGAATCAAGGAGAGTCTTCATATCTCTACTAAACTTCTCAATAAATTTGCTAAAAATATAAGCATCCTTTTTAACAATAACATCTTCGGGACTCAAAAAGGATAGGAGTACATAATTTTGTCCTCTGATGGGTTTATCCTCGTCCAAATAATCTACTTCTTTCGTAGATACAAGCGTTGAGTTCACTGCGTCGGCCATAATTATTTATTCTTAATATATATTATTATTATAAATCTTATATGTTTTTACAATAAAATGTTTAATTATGATAGATATAATGGAGATTACATACGCATATGTTGTATTACAGTATCTATTACTTGGATTTGTTATAGCCATGTTTGCATTACTAATAATAGACCTGAGATTTAACATTATTAGAATAGTGGGCTTAGCTATAGTGCTGGCATCTGTTTTATATTTATTGGACTTATTTAAAAATAATGATGTATATAATTTAGGATTAAAAATGAGTACATAATTGAAAAAATTTTAGAAATTTCAAAAAGTTTTTAAAAGTTCAAAGAAAAATAAATTATGTACTCGTTTTTGTAAAAGTTATAAGGAAGGAATTATTTCGTAATTTAAGTCTATACATATCTTCTTCCATATCTGATCTTGCACATAGAGCTTCTCGCGACTCTTCAATAAAGGGAAGTATTTCAAATACTCATTTAATCCAAGTATCTGAAAAAACTTATATAAAACATAACTATAAGATAAGAAATTTTTCCTATCTTTTGGGCAATGCTTTAGAAAAGGTGCTTGAATGCTTCTAAACATATTGCATAACTTATCTTCTAACTCTGTGCTAAATTGTGGTGTAGGTATTCCGTTTATCCTATTTATTATATAATTGATATGCTCATAGTACTTATTTATCCTTAGCCTTTTAAGAATATCTCTCATTTTTAAATAGGTTATTTTTTTTAAATCTGTAATCTTATCTTTTTTTATTTCCATCAAAATCTTTTCAAATATCTCATCAGGTATATCAGTACTCTCTTTGCCTTGCACTTGATTACACCATTCTCTAAAGTGATTTATCCGTTTATAACAAAAATGCGAAGTATCTTTTGTATTCTGTTTTAAAATAGGTCTATTTTGCTCTACTAATAGTAATTCCTGAAATCCACAATAATTACAAACAATTATTGCATCATATTGAAGAGACACCATGTTATTTTTGCATATTTTGCAAATTTCTATATTTTCTTCTTCAACTGTTCTAATATATTTATTGTTTATTATAGCCATATATTTATCTACTAAAGAACTCTTGTCTTGTACAATTTCCATTTTATTATCATTATTATACTCATCTAAAGTTTCTAAGTTTTCGCATTTTATGTCATCTTCAGAATCATTAACAGCAAATTTTTCAACTATGGGTTTTTTATTGTCTATATTATTTAGCGCCTCTAATACATTTATTGTATTTGCTACTACCCCTTTATTTTTCTTGCTATCCTTTTTATATATTTTTGATTTATTATTAAAATCCTTTAAATAGTTTGAATTTTGATTGATATCCGATTGTTTATTTACCGTATCATAGTATTGAAAAAGTATATCGCTTGTACTTTTATAATATTCTATTTCATCCAATTTATTTAACTCGTATAATTTTGATTTGATATCTAATATTTCTTCACATAATTCTATATTACTAAACCATAATTTACTACTTGTCTCTTTATCACTTGTATTCTTTATAGTATTTAATATATCATTTTTATGCTCTTCACAATATCTTAATTTATTCTCATAATACAACTTTTCCTTATCGCTTTTTTCAAAATCTCTTATCATATTATTATGCATAGCATCTAATGTAACAGTTTCATTTATATCAGCAGTTACCTTTTTCTTTGATGACTTTTCTTTAAACATCATTATATTTGAATTATAAATATTAAGGTTTATATATAAAATTAAAATTGTGTCTTATAATCTATATTTTTTTCTCCTCTAATAGTATAAAGAATATAGCGTAAATGGGTGGTGGTCTTCTTCAATTAGTAGCTTATGGTGCTCAGGATGTTTATTTAACTGGTAATCCTCAAATTACCTTTTTTAAAGTAGTTTATCGTCGTCATACTAACTTCGCTATTGAAGCTATTCAACAGACATTTAACGGAAATGCCGGTTATGGAAATACCGTAACATGCCAAATATCGCGCAATGGTGATTTAATAAATCGCATGTATTTACAGGTTGATATACCTGCGAGAAAAGCGGCTACTACAGGTACCTATGTTAATTACCTCGGTTTACGTTTAATTAAATCGGTTGTTATTGAAATTGGTGGGCAACAAATAGATAAACATTATTCCGATTGGCTATACATATGGAACGAGTTATCTTTACCTATCGGTAAGCGATATGCCTATGATACCATGGTTGGAGCCGATAAAGACATATTAACTGGAAAAGGCGCTACATTATATATACCTTTCGAGTTCTGGTTTTGCAGAAACGTAGGTCTTGCTCTGCCTTTAATCGCCCTTCAATATCACGAAGTTAAAGTTAAAATCGAGTTCGATTCCCTCGCAAATTGCTGCGATACTCCGGCCAGCTTTGATAATTTACAAAATGTTTCATTATGGGTCGATTACATCTTCTTAGATACCGATGAACGCAGAAGATTTGCTCAATTATCCCACGAATATTTAATAGAACAACTTCAATTCACCGGTACCGAAACCCTTAACAAAAATACTAACCGTATTAAATTAAACTTCAATCATCCCTGCAAGGAATTAATCTGGGTAGCTAAAAGCAAAGGAGCTTACAAACCCAACAGGTGGTATGATTATAATTTATACGATGCCCTCGATGCTGATAATGATCCAAGTGGCTCTCTCATTTACACAAGCAACCTTACTATATTTGGTGTAAAACCCGAAAAATACAAGAACCCTTTTACCAGTGCCATTCTCCAATTAAACGGTAATGATCGTTTCGCTGTAAGAGAGGGCATGTATTTCTCGCACGTCCAGCCCTTCCAACATCACACTAACGTCCCCGTTAATAACCCTATTAACGTGTACTCTTTCGCCTTAAAACCCGAAGATCATCAGCCGAGCGGCACTTTAAATATGTCTCGCATAGATACCGCAACTTTGATGGTTGACGTCGTTGACCCCACTAAAGACAACACTGTTACTTCGGCTAATTTCGACTACGAAGGCATTAATATATACGCCGTTAATTATAACGTATTACGCATATTATCCGGAATGGGTGGTTTAGCCTATTCTAATTAAAAATAATTAAGTAATTATAAAAATGTGTTATATCATTCCCTTTTTTTTTTCTCCTCTAATAGTATAAAGAATATAGCGTAAATGGGTGGTGGTCTTCTTCAATTAGTAGCTTATGGTGCTCAGGATGTTTATTTAACAGGTAATCCTCAAATTACCTTTTTTAAAGTAGTTTATCGTCGTCATACTAACTTCGCTATTGAAGCCATACAACAAACTTTCAACGGAACTCCTGATTTCGGAAATCGCGTAACCAGTCAAATATCGAGAAACGGCGATTTAATACATCGTGTATACTTAGTTGTTACGAATTACACTTCAACCAAAAAAGTATGCCCGTACTTCGGTCTTCGTTTAATGAATTATGTTGAAATCGAAATCGGTGGACAAAAAATAGATAAACATTATTCTCACTGGATGTATGTATGGAACGAGCTCACTTTACCTACCTCAAAGAAGGAAGGTTATAAAAAGATGGTCGGTGCTAATCCCACTGAAGCCGTATTAACTGCTGCTAATCTATATATTCCTTTAGAATTCTGGTTCTGCAGAAATGTCGGTTTAGCCCTTCCTCTAATTGCTCTCCAATATCACGAAGTTAAAATAAATATCCTCTTCGAAGATAAAGCTAAATGCATAGCTTCTTCGGAAACTGGCGATCTATCTCCCCTATCTTCTGCTTCGACCACTCTATGGGTCGATTATATCTTCTTGGATACTGATGAACGCCGAAGATTCGCTCAATTATCTCACGAATATTTAATAGAGCAATTACAATTCACTGGTGCCGAAAGCGTAACTAATCTAACTGATGTCGCTACTAATGTTGTACAAGTAAAACCCAAATTATCCTTCAATCATCCTTGCAAAGAGCTTGTATGGTTTGCTACCAGTGATTTTACCACCGGTACTAAAAATAACAACTGGATGAATTATGGCACTACCGTTAACTCGTATGATACTGTCGATACTGGTGTCGAATTTAATTCATCGAGCGCTGTATTATCCACAAATCCTGTTAAATCTGCTAAACTTGTACTAAACGGCAATGATCGTTTCAGCGAACGCCCAGGTTCTTATTTCAATTTAATACAACCTTACCAGCACCATGGCTGTATCCCTGCTAACCCCGGTATTAACGTATATTCTTTTGCATTAAAACCCGAAGAACATCAACCGAGCGGCACATTAAATATGTCTCGTATAGATACTGCTGTATTAAACTTGAGTTTAACTGGTTTACGTTCAAGTCTCAATGGTGCTGTTAACTTACATGTATATGCCGTTAATTACAACGTTTTAAGAATATTATCTGGTATGGGCGGTTTAGCCTATTCCAATTAATATGTTTAATATGTTAAAGTAAAAGTAATAAAGTTTTATTATGCATTGTTAAATTGCTATAATATCCCTTTTTTTTTTCTCCTCTAATAGTATAAAGAATATAGCGTAAATGGGTGGTGGTCTTCTTCAATTAGTAGCTTATGGTGCTCAGGATGTTTATTTAACTGGTAATCCTCAAATTACCTTTTT